ATAAAAAACTTGCATGGGATATTGATGAGTGCATTAGAGTAGCAGATTGGAGAGGATATTACCTAAATGAAGATCCAAAAATAGGAGAATAAATCTATGGGAATGTTTGACACAATTAAAAGCTCTTACGATCTTGGTCCAGGATATCAAAAAGAATTGCAAACAAAAGACCTAGATTCTCTAATGAATCAATATTGGATTGATCCATTGGGTAGATTATTTTTGATTGACGATTCACATACTGCTGATTTTGTTGAATTAAAAGAAGGTGATGATGGATATAATCCTGATAGATTATTTTTAAACTTTATTTGGGTTCCAAATGGAATTCATGGTAAAGTTAGACCAGTTTATCACTATGGTGTTGTAGAGGTATATCCTTCTGTATGGGATTGCAAATATTCACCCTATCCAAGTTGCAAAATATTTTTTAGGTATGGTATTATAGAAGAAGTAGTTCATAATACGGAACGTTTTGAGAAAGTAAGATATGCATAGTACACTAGTAAGAGGAACCGCACCAAAGAAAAACCGAACCACCATGAACTGGTGGGAATATTGGATTGGACATTGTTGGATGACAGGATGGCAAAGTATTCGTGGAGCATTCCGAATCTGGGCAGACCTTATGACTTCCAACTATACCGATTATGCTTTGCCAAGAACCGTAGAAGACCCAGAACAAGAATGTCTTGAATGGTTTTGGACATCTCTTGGTGAAGATGATACATATCCAAAAGAGTTTCTTGAACATCTAATGCAAATGGTAGATGATATTGAGACTGGAAAAGAAAAACTTATTCCATTAGATGAAGACTTTTTTAATAGATTAAAGGACCTTACTGAAGACGTGGAGTTGGACGATGAACTTAATTAAATTTAATTATAGAGAGGATTTTGGACATGATTGGTATGTACAAATTCTAAACACTGGAAGACACTTTCCAAAATTTATTAAAAACTATTCATTGATTCAGTTGTCAATCAGTTGGAATGATTCTTCTGGATGGCCTTATTTTCAAATTTGTTTTGGTTCTAATGGTTTTTTTAGCATTCTATTTTGGGTGCATAAATTTGGATTTGATCTTGATATACTATCACGCACTTGGAATTTTGAATGTTTGGAGAAATTGGATGAAGAATTTACCAGATAAACTACAACTGGATATAATGTGGACTGTTGCCACATCAACCAGTATTGAAACTGGCACAAGACCCCATTACGGGTTTGCCGACCTGCTGTATGATTACCTCACAGACAACCTCAAAAACAAATACGGAGTTGAACTTTACGATGGACCTCAAAGAGAAGAAGGCACTACTCAAGAAACTTGAGACTGCTTACAATACTTGTTTTGATTGTGGGAAGAAGTATGGAGTATATTCTGTAGGATGCTCCTCTGTTTATGAAGCAAAATGTGGTGTATGTGGTGAAACCAAACCTATCACTGAAACCCGTGACTTTGCTTACTTTGTTACTGGTATTCGCAAACTGAAACTGGAGATTCAAAATGAGAAGAGTAACAGTCAGACCCAAAAGCAAGAAGGCTAAAAACCGCCTTGCGAATATGATGGACAACAATCCTATCTGCATTGTAGAGCAGGACAAAGGTGATGGTATGATGTTTCTTGCATCAGAGAACCAGAAATACTTTTTCTGGGTGAATATTAACGATTTTTGGGAATGTGATTGGGAGGTTATTTAATGTCTACTACTGCATCGCGGGATACTACCACTGGCACAACATATGAAAAAGAAATTGAAAGTTTATTGGAGCAATACACTAGTCATGAATTTCAATCACAAGTTAATGTTGGTCTGAAGCGTAATGGTGGCAAGCATTATGTAGATATACTCCTTAATGGAGATATATTGTTGAGTCTCAAGTATCAACGTGTTCAAGGAACTGCTGAAGAAAAGGTTCCTTTTGAAATTATGAAATTGCATCACACTTGTGTTGATTATGGATATGACTCTGCTATTCTTGTTCTTGCTGGTCCCGATAAAGCTTGGAAGTGGAAGGATTATTATTTGGGTGAACAGTTTCAAAGTGATATGAAGAAGATTTACCCAACTGTACGCATTATTTCACACGAACAATTTGTTGAGGAATTTCTCTGTGACTAATAAACCATTTTTAAAATGGGCAGGTAGCAAGTATCGTGTTCTGCCTCATATCTTGCCGTTGATTGGTTCTCCCAAACAATACATTGAACCATTCTCTGGTTCAATGGCAGTTGCACTTAACGTAGCATCTGATTGTATGGTGTTGAATGATTTTAATAGTGATTTGATTTCTCTTTATCGTTATGTAATGAATGACGAAGAGTTTGTTGATGATTGTGAGAAAGTGTGTGCTGATAGCAATAACCAAGAAGTTTTTTATCAGTATCGTGATATTTTCAATACAACCTCAGATTCTCGTCATAAAGCGATTTTATTCATCTATTTGAATCGTCATTGTTTTAATGGGTTGACTCGTTATAACAAAAAGGGACAGTTCAATGTTCCTTTTGGTAAGTATAGTTCTCCATACTTCCCCCGTAAAGAAATGGAAAACTTCAAAGAAGTATTCAAGCAAAATCAATCTGTTCGTATGACTGCATATGACTTTGCTGCAGATGAATTGTATCAAAATATAGATTCCAACACAGTGGTCTATTTTGATCCACCATATCTGCCTATTAATGATACTGCATACTTCACTGATTATGCATCATGTGGTTTTAATTATGCTGATCAAGTTCGTTTGCGTGATTTAGTTCTAAATCTTGCTAATCGTGGTGCTCGTGTTATTGTTAGCAATCATGACACTCCAGCAGCACGGGAATTATATTCCTCAGCATCTCTAACGACTATTGATGTTTCTAGAACAATTGCTGCAAACAAAAACTCAAGAGAAAAAGTTAAGGAATTGCTTGCTGTCTGGAACAGTTGATAAACTGTCCACTGGTGCCACATCAATTAAATTTATGGTTTATAATAACTTCGGTCCAAACACATGTTTGACTGAATTTATGCTCTCTACTATCGAGGAAAATTGTTAATGAAAACTTCTACTGCTCTTGGTGTTGCTTTTGGTGTAATTGTCCTTGCTGTTGCGGGACTATTCTTTGAAGCATGGTTGCTTGGATTGATTCTGTCTTGGTTTGGTGTATCCTTGTCCTTCTGGCAGAACTTTGCTATCATCTTCCTTGCTAATCTTATTTTTAAATCTAACGTTTCTACAAAATGACTAATCGTAATTCTGGTTCTATTGACCCCGCTGTTGCTTGGATTGTGCTTGGTGTGGGTGTGTTTGCTGCCATCGTATTCATCGGGGGTCCTCAATACAACGTGTGGCAACAATCGCTAGCTGGTAAAGCAGAACTCCAGAAGGCAGAATACACTCGTCAGGTAGCAGTTCTTGAGGCACAAGCAAAGAAAGATAGTGCCCAACAACTTGCTGAGGCAGAGGTTATTCGTGCTGGTGGTGTTGCTAAAGCAAACCAAATCATCGGTGATTCGCTGAAAGACAACCGTGAGTATCTTCAGTATCTGTATATCACTGGATTGGAAGAAGGTTCTAACAAAGGTAACGTAACTGTTTATGTGCCAACTGAAGGTGGTATGCCTGTTCCTACTCTTCAAATGAACAAATGATGAAACCTAAGTTCCGTGTTATCTTGGAACAGGCAATTGATGAAGGTGTTCGTTACGGTTATCGTCACGCACACAAACATGTAGAAAATCCAACTGAAGAATCAATCTGTGAACATATTGAGGAGCAGGTTATGTCTTCAATCTATGAATACTTTGACTTTGATGAAACCACTACCTGATAAGAAAGAACTGGATATAATGTGGACTGTTGCCACATCAACCAGTATTGAAACTGGCACAAGACCCCAGTACGGGTTCGCCCAGATGCTGTATGATTACATCACAGACAAAAAACCTCTTGTTGAACTCAATTATGACCTACAAAGCAACCCTGAAAGTTCAGTTTGATTCTGAATGGACTTCCACCAATTACAGTAGTGGTTTTGATGATACAGTGCTCCCCGAAGAGCATTATACTTTTCAGGTTCCTGCCGAAGACCTTAACATTTATCAACTGTTTCGCTTCTTCGCAACTGTTGCCCGTGCAATGGGTCACAGTGAAATCAACATTATGAAAGGTGGTTGTGGTCTTGCATTTGGTGAAGAGAGAAGTCAAGAAGATATGCGTAAGGTTGCCGATGAGTTTGAACTGACTTTGGGTGAGGACTTGAAGAAGAAGTTTGATGATATGCGAGAAGCAGAAGCAGAGTGGGCACGACTTAAAAAAGGCCCTATGGGAACTGTCCTGACTGATGAGAAAGATCAATGCGTCGAGTAACAGTCAAACCCAAAAGCAGCAAAGCGAAGAATCGTCTTGCTAATACTATGGACAACAATCCTGTTTGTATTGTAGAGCAGGATACTGGCGGTGAATTGTTTCTTGCTTCCGAAAATCGTAAATACTTTTTCTGGGTTAGCACTCGTATTGGTGTTAATCGTTTCGGTGACAAATCTGACGCACATTGGGAGGTTGTTGAATGAGTTTTTCTAAGACTGTTTCTGTTTTTGCTGCACTTGCAAGTATTTTTGCTGCTGGTGCTACTGGTTGGAAACTAGCAGATTCTCAAAAAGAAGTTCCTTTGAGTCCATTAGATCAAAAGGTTATGGAACTGGAGAAGAAACTTAAAGAAGTACAAGAACCACA